CTGGCAATTTAATTAAACCATATATTGGGACAAATACAGATAATGGTATCAATGTTTCCTGGAATAATGTAAACACTGATGTTATTTTTTCATTAAATGAGAGAACTGGATATAGTGGTAGTATTACTGGCAATAATATCATTGATGGCGAAGGCGAAAAGTCTATTTTTATTGGTGGTCGAAAATTAGGACACACACATATTAGAGGTCATGGTCATAGTGGTGTTTATGAAACTGTTGCTGGTGGATATGGAACTGGTTCAGCTAGTTCAGCTGAAGTACGCCCCGGAAAAGGTGTTATTCCATATGATAATATTACGGCAGAATTTACTTTTGCTGGTTATGATCAGGCACCTAGTGCCTTCGGTACTAGATTTGATGACGGTAGCATTAATGACATTAGAATTGGTCTCCGTAGATTTATGAAAGATAATGTTGAGTTAGCTGGACCAGAAAACTGGGGATCTTTTGGTAGTTTTAGTGGATTTGGTTCTGGCGATGAAGGCAAAACTGTAATGGAATGTCGAAGTGAAAATCCCCCAATCAATTTAACACCTTTACGAGTTAGAAAAACTTCTCTTGCTCAAAAAGTAAATTTTTCATATCCTATTTGGGGAGGTGATCAAGCAGGCAGTGTTAATGAGATTCCGTTTGCTTCGGGTGGTGGTAACGTTACTATTCCTGATGGTATCACTAATTATTATCCTGACGCTCTTGCTGCTGGATACTATAGTACTTTCTTGAGTAATAATGGAACTAGTTTTGAAACTGATACTGGCGTAGCAGCAGACTCAAACGTTCTCGCTCATGATCATGAACCATTTGAAGTTGTCTATGACCAAGGTAGTCTAAAAGAACAATCTAGATTGGTTGCTGATGTCAATATTCCTGGCACAACAGAACTTGATAATGCATCAAATAAATCAGTGTTGTCTATTAGTATGAATACTAGTCAACCATCAATGACCTGTATATACATCATCAGAGCATATTAAAATGGCAAATTATACATACGAAAGATCAAAATACGGTGGTTGTGTTGGGAGCATTATCATTCACTCAACACCAGAAATTTCTGGTAGTAATGATCCGCTTACAGCACAATTTAGAAACAACATTCCAGCAGGATATTTAAAATGTGATGGTTCTGTATTAAATGCTAAAGATTTTCTAGCATTATCACAGATACTTGGGGTTGGGGATGAATGTAGATTTAAAAGAGACGCATCAAATGTAAGAAATGCTGATGCTCTTACTGGAGACTTAGGGCAGTTTCAACTACCAGATTTAGGATCTAAAGTAATTGTTGGTGGTAGAGGATCGGGAACATATAATAATGATTTTGTTGATAGGGAAGAAGTTTCTACTACTGTTGTTAATAGAGTTGGTCCTCAAATTGAAGTTATTTGTAATGAAGGTGATGTTATTACCACAACATTTTTAGGAAATGCTCGTGTTACTGCTAGTGGCGCTATCAATATGTTAGGATCTCCCAAATATATTTTGGGTAGAAATACTACCGAGACACAATTAGATATTCAAAATTTTCAAGGTCATCTACATAATGCAAATCAATCATATATTAATTATTCTACTAGACATGCAGTAGGTGGTGAGGGTGGTAAAGATTCTGCACAAGCTATTGGCAATAGTGGTGCGGGAAACTTACTTGATTTTACGTTTGATGGTGGTAGAGAATCTATTCATGATCACAGAATTACTAGACCCACAACATATACTCATAACTTTACTTATTCATATGATGAGCAAGATATCGATATGACTGGTGTTACGGCAAGAGTTGATGTTGATATATCAAATGAAGAAAAAATTGATCAACTAGTTACACCTTTTATTCTTGTAGAATACATCATTAAGTTTTAAAAATGACCCAAGATTCTAGTTTCACAAGTAGATCTCCAAATAATCAAGGATATACCGGCACCAATACTAATGGTGCATGGTCTTCTTTTATGAATGGTTATAATATTGGTGGTGTTGATGGTGGTGGTAGTAATGATGGATTCAATAGAACATTTTCTTGGACTATTACCTTCTCAAATTATGGCAGACAAATATTCTATGCCAATGTAGATGATAGTGGAGCAATCTATATTAATGGCAACTATGAAATGGGAATGGGTGGTTTTAGGAGTCAAAGTGCAGTTACTACTGCAAATTATTATGGTCCTGGTACATATACTCTTAGTGCTACTGTTATTAATTCTGGTGGTGGACCTTGGGGTGTTGCTATAGATTGGATTGGATTTTTTCCTCCCCCACCTGTTCCTGGATGTACAGATCCCCGTGCTACAAACTATAATCCAAGCGCAGATCTTGATAATGGAACTTGTACATATCCCACACCAGGTATTACTTTAAATTTTAATCCTACTGCTATTCAAAGGGGATTATCATCTACATTAACTTGGTCAGTCAGTAATTCTACATCAAGAAGTTTAACTGGTCAAGGTAGTGTTGGAGCAGTTGGTAATTTGCCCTATAGTCCCACTAATAGCATTAGTCGCACTTTAACTGCAGATTATTTTGGAATTACGAGCAATTCAGTCACGAAAACTTTAACTGTTTACGTTCCACCTATTTTTAACATTTATACTAATAAACTCGAAATGATGCTTGGTGATGTAGCTAATATTTCTTGGTCTGTTAGTGGTGATGGTGGTGGATTAAATTGGACTCCCATTTTAACATGGTTGTCTGGCGGTATTACTAATGGTAATTTAACTAGTAATTCAAACGTAACTCCATCAGATACTACAATATACACAGGTCAAGTTTCTGGCGTTGGAGGATCAGATACAGGTACTGTAACTGTCATTGTTTATCAACCAGTAGAATTATCTGTAGATCCTCCAACTAATTTAGTATATAACAACCAGGGAACTATTAATGTTACCACAAAATATGCCACAGAATCTATAACAATAACACCAACATATAATTATGATTTTGTTGGTTCTACTACAGGATCTGTAGTTAACTTGCCTGTTAATAACGCTGCTGATATGGGTGGAACTGAATCTACTACAGGATATACTACAACAATACCCTATAATGACAGGGGACCATTAAGTGTTTCATATGTAATCAGAGCAACAGGTAAATTGGGCAACTTCCAAGAACAAGTAATTAGCATTCCAATTATTATTGACGATACTCCAGAGAATCTAAATATTCCAGAAAGTGAAGATTTAATAAAAGATCAAACACCAGTTGTTTCACCAGAGGTAGAAGTTTTATCTGATTTAATCTTGATTGATGATGTCGATATTAAAGTAGAAGTTAAAAGTAACTATCCAATTCAAGTTGACATTAATCAAGATAATGATTGGACCGATGTAAGAGAGATCTAAAATGGCAGACTTTCAGCAAACATTTAACAGCAACGGATCAGTACAAATTCCAAGTTATGCGATTAATATTCGTGTAGATATTGCTGGCGCTCGCGGTGGTCCTGGTGGCAACGATGCTGGCGCAAGTCGTGGAGAAGGTGGTGCTGGAAGAAGAGCAAATATCTATTTTCCTAATCTTACTGCTAGAAGATTAGATTTCTATCTCGGAAGTGTAGGTGGCACCGGAAGCGGTGGTGGTAATGGTCCTGGTGGTAGTGGCGGATCATCTCTAACTGCTGCTGGTGGACGGGGTGGAAATTCTGCTGATTATGGATCTTCTGGTGCTGGTGGCGGTGGTGGTGGTGCTAGTGGTATTTTCGATACTTTTAGCAACAAATGGATTGTTGTCGTTGGTGGAGGTGGCGGCGGCGGCGGTGCTTCATTGAACCGATCCGCTACCAATGGTGGCACTGGTACTGGACTATTAACAGGAAATCCAAACAATCGCAGTCTTGGTGGCGTTGGTCAAAAAAATACGACTGAAAATGGATCCAATAGGACCGGTCCTGATGGCGGCGGTGGAGGCGGCGGTGGCGGTGGATGCGGCGGCGGTGCCGGTGGTGCATATGGCGTTGATAGTAACCGAGGTGGTTTCGGTGGTAGTGGCGGTCGATCTGGTTATGATAGCAGTTATTGTAGTTTTAATTCCAATTCAGGAACACAGCATTTTGGTAATGGATTCGCAACTGTTTATTATGATATTGCACTCCCCACAATCAACAGTTTTTCGGTAAGTCCTACAGCATTTAAACGTGGAGAATGTACTACATTAACTTGGACATCTACAAATGCGTCTAGTGCTACTATTAATCAAGGTATTGGAGCAGTTGGTGTAAATGGAAGCACTGTAAATTGTCCTACCAATACTACTACTTACACTTTAACTGTTTTTGGAAATGGTCTTTCCGCAACAGCAACAGCAACTGCTACAGTTTACGTTCCACCCATTTTTAATATTTCCACCAATAAAACGGAAATGATGCTTGGTGATGTAGCTAATATTTCTTGGTCTGTTAGTGGTGATGGTGGTGGATTAAATTGGACTCCTACCTTAACATGGTTGGCAGGTGGTCTCACTAATGGAAATTTAACCAGTAATTCGGACGTAACTCCATCAGATACTACAATATATACTGGACAAGTTTCTGGTGTTGGTGGAACCGCCACAGGCAGCGTAACCGTTATTGTTTATCAACCAGTAGAATTATCTGTAGATCCTCCAACTAATTTATTGTATGGTAATCAAGGAACTATTAATGTTACCACAAAATATGCTACAGATTCTATAACGGTCACACCAACATATAACTATGATTATGTTGGATCTACTACAGGATCTGCTGTCAATTTATCGGTCAATGACAATGCTGAAATTGGGGGAACCGAATCTACTAATGGGTATATTACAACAATACCTTATAATGATAGGGGACCATTAAGTGTTTCGTATGTAGTTAGGGCAACCGGTAAGTTGGGTAATTTTCAAGAACAATCATTTACTGTACCGATTATTGTCGATGATACTCCGGAAAATTTAAATATTCCAGAAAGTGAGGATTTAATAAAAGATCAGACCCCTGTTGTTTCACCAGAGGTAGAAGTTTTATCTGAGTTAATCTTAATTGATGATGTTGATATTAAAGTAGAGATTAAATCAAACTATCCAATTCAAGTTGATTTAAATCAAGATGATGATTGGAAAGATGTTCGTCAACTTTAACATCATAGATAAATACTAACACTGGGATACATTGTAAGAGGAATGGCATTTTCATTTGCACCAAATAATGAACCACTTTACGTATCCGAAGGCGATTACGTTCAGTTTAAATTTAAAGCGCCACCTAGTTGGAATACAACGCAAACAGTTACTATTCAGGTTGGCGATCTTCTTCAATATTGGTTGATCACAACTATTCCTGAAGATTTTACACCAGATCCATTTCCACTACAAGGATTTGAAGATGCTGAGTTGGATACTTTATATACTTTTGGTGATGGAAGTAGACCAGGAGAAGTAATACCTACTATCACTGGATTAACACCAACTACACAAGCACCTGTTGCTATTTCCAGTAATGTTCCAGTTCCATCTGGAGCGTCTCTTACTGATTATGTTGCTCTACGTATTGACTATGATGGTAATGGAACATGGGATACTGGATGGATTGCTGCTGATGGCACCCAAACTGTTGAAAATGGTGCTAGAATTCAAATAAGGGGTAGAACTTCTACGTTCTATACTCAGTTTATGAATATAAGTTTGGTAATTGGAACTGCTAATGAGACTTGGAAAGTAAGAAATGAAGCAATTCCTGGAAACAATGCTATACCATTTCCAGATTTTACAGACTTAGATCCTGTTGAAGTAGATACTCTTATCTATAGTGAAGTATTAAGAGTACAGGGAATGAATGAGGATGGACCTATTAGTCTTACTAATGGTGGAGAATATAGATTATCCTTAACCAGCAATACATCTACAAACGCTGATGGATATGAAGTATTATCTGGTTCTAGTTGGAACACTAGTGGAACTGTCAGCAATGGTGACTATTTACAATTAAGAATTTTAAGTTCATCGACTAATTTAACGCCAAAATTGACAGATTTGTCTATTGCTGATGATGCTAATGGATCATCTTGGACTGTTACTACAGGAGTAGCATCTGATACTACTCCATCTAATTTTTCATTTACAGATCAAACTGGAGTTCTTACAGATACATTAATTGGATCGGATCAGCAACCTGGTGCTGGTATCACTGGATTAACTGCTGGGTTGTCTGTACCTGTGGAAATTGTTTCTACAGATTCTAGTTTAGTTCGTGTACAGGTTAATAATGGATCAATTGGTGTATTCCCTACATCCGTACAAAATGGCGATAAATTGTTTATCTATTTACAGTCTGCTTCAACATTTAGCACACCTAAAGAACTTCAGATTCGTGTTGGTGATAGAGATATATCAACATGGACTGTTATAACAGGTACTGGACCAGATAGTGACGCTACATTTAATGTTCCATCAGATTTAGTTAATCAAATTCCTGGAACCTATGTAAGTAGTTCTCCAATTACTGTTGCTGGCATTAATGTACCTATTACTATTAATGCTACAAATGGATCATTGATTTCTATTGATGGTGATGCACCAGTTGTTGGTCCTAGAACGTTTGATCCCACTGTAAATACTTCATTTACCGTGGTAAGTTTAGTACCATCAAATGTTAGTACTTCACAAAGCACATCAGTAACAGTTGGAACAGGATCCTTAAACAACCCTTTTACGTGGACGGTATCTAGTTACGCTGCACCACCAAATACATCAAGTTATTTGGGTGTTTGGTATAGCAAAAAAATTGAAAAATTTGATGGTTATCCGATTGGTACTGTATTGCCAATTTTAAAAGATAATCTTGGAACTTATGGTGATCTTGATGGATCTCTTGGTGATAGATATCCTGGATTCATTTCATGTGATGGTAGATCCTTAGATACGACACAGTATTTCATGCTATTTGATGCCATTCAATACACTTATGGTGGGTCTGGTTCTAGTTTTAATCTTCCTGATTATAGAAACAGAAGACTATGTGGTACTGGGCAAGTTGATGCTAGTAGAGCAAACTCGGTCGGTCTGCCAGTTTCGGGATCTATTTTTGATGTTGGTAATGAAGGTGGATATTGGTATTTTGATAAGGTGGATGCTTTAGGCAGTGATCCATTAGAGCAAATTCAAGGAACTGGAACTACAGGGTTAATCAGTGAATACTTTAGTTTAGGAACAGTAAAAATAGCAGGACTGGAAACAATAACGGACGACGTTAGATTTACTATTGTTGGTACTGTTGTTGGACAGATTGGTCCATTAGAAAGTGTTGTTGTGCAAGTTCCAGAACATGATCATGCATATATTGCTGCTGTTCCTGATGGTGATGGCGGAGATCCTTTAATTAGATGGGGTAATGCAGATGGTAGAGGCATGTTTGGTGTCAATTCTGGAGCATATGGCGTTACAACAGGAGGCGTTGGAAAAGGTGATATCGATGCACAAGTAGATGAATGGGTAGATTATTTAAATGGTCTAGCTGGTGGTAATTTTAAAACAGAACTTGAATTATACGAAGGCGCTGGTTTTGATATGGAACAGTGGGTCAGAGAAAACTTACAAACAGCTAGGAGGGAGAGTGGCAATACTGGTGAGGTTGATGTTCCCGGTAATGCCTATGTGGGACCCCCTGGTGGTGTTGACTTTGGACCCGAAAGTAGCGACAATATAACGGAAGTTGACTTTATGACTTGGTGGGTATCCCCAGCAAGTGCTTTGAGTGGAGCAGATCTGGAAACAATCGATACTCTTGGGCAGGAAGCTGCTGGAGTTGTTGATACAGTTTCGACTAGATTTGGTATTGAATCATATCTCCCTGTTAGTGGCACTACAAATAGTCATTCTCACTTCATTACTTTGGATCCTGTCCAAAATATACAATCTGATTTTAGTGGTGGTAATACTAGTGGCGCTGGTAATCTTGCGGCACCAGAAGGAGCTGGATTGCTCAATGGTGCTACTTCTATTAACTTAGTATTCAATCAAACTGAGATTTTTATGGATATGACAGATGGTATATTTAACTGGAATAAGAGTTTTGCCCAACCATTTCCATCTGTTACAATGGAACCACAGATACAAGTTCCAATTATCAACCCTTTCCACAAGACTAAATATATTATTAAAGCTTATTGATTATGTCATCATTGCCTGATTATAGACCACATGAATTGATGTATGATAAAAACATTACTGATTCTGAATTTGACGATTTCATTGGTGTATGGAAAAATTTTATGCCTCGTCCTTTATGTGAAGACATTTGTGAATTTGTAAACACTCAAATTGATCTAGCATGTGTTGTTAATCCAAGTCTTAAAATGCAAGAAATTGGTGCTCCTAATCATGTGATCAAATCTGAAGATCTGTATGGTGGACAATTGAATCGGAAGGATTTTGCGATGGTCATGAATTATGCAGATAGAGATCTTTGTTTAAAAATTAACTCAGTTTTGAGGACATGTGTGAAGCATTATCTGTCAGAGTATCAATCTTTGATGAATACAAAAATGATCTCTTCTGATATTAAGATTCAGAAAACTCCTCCCGGTGGTGGTTATCATCTCTGGCATTATGAAAATGCTGATGAAGCACATGCATGTAGAGAATTAGTCTGGATGATATATCTTAATGATATGCCAGATGGTGAAGGTGAAACTGAGTTTTTATATCAAAGACGTAGAATTAAACCTACTGTCGGAACAGTTGTTATTTGGCCTGCAGGATATACACATACACATAAAGGAAACACGGTACTTACCCAAGATAAATATATCTTGACAGGATGGTACATTAAACGTAATTAACTCTCATGGAACAAAGAACCGCTCTTATACAAGTTGATTTTGCTCACAATACCATCATGGAAGGTGCTTCTGCAGTAACCGAATTTAAATTGCTTGGAGATTTTAACGGCAAGAGACATAAAATAGATGAAGAACTTAAGAATAAGTTTCTTAATACAAAAGTTTCTGAGTTTTGGCATACAGACAAAGATTTACTTGAGTTTTTTCAATATTTTAATGATGGTACATATTTCTGTCAAAGAAAACGAGTGAAGTATGATTTCACCACAGAAAATACATATCTTCAAACTTATAGTTTTACTGGTGCCAATTCTCAGGAAGCAAAAGAATTATATGAGTTGGTAGATACTTTCTTTGGAGTTATACAAGAAGTAAAAAAAGCAAAAATTGATTCTGTAGTTGCTGACATTGACTCAGATGTTGCTTTCTATGAGCAACGTATGTACAAACTAAAGAGGCAAAGACAAGAGATGTTGGGATTCTCTGATTGGAGAATTCTTCCGGATATTGAAGATAGTTATGAGGGGGAAAAAGATCGTTGGATTAAGTGGAGAAAGTGGATTAGAGAAAATTCTACACCTGCTCCATCAAACGCAGAATTTAATAACTCTGGACTAGAATACTTCAAGTACACATATAATCTTAAATTCCCAATTGATCCATCTAAGTATCTTAAAATGTATCCAGGTGGAAAATTAGAAGATGGTGTAACTGATGCTCCGGCATTTATGGATGCTAACGATACTAATCAGTGGGTCAAGCATGATTCTCAAGCATCTACAGACTTCTTCACTCATAGAGAAGTTAACATGTTTAACTTAGCACAAAGAGGAATATCACCTACGAAAAAAGTTACAAAAAAAGTATTAGATCTAATGAAAGAGTTAAACATTAACGAGGATGTAGAAGTTAATTGGTCGAGTTACTTTGTCGATGAAAATGAACTATGATATGTGAGATTGATTTACTAAATGATGAGCAGTTATCACATATCACACGATACTTTAAATATCTAACATTTGAAGACGGTAAGAGAAGTAATCTAAATGCTAATAAGGTCTGTCAAACTGTGTTTGATGGACCTGGTAATTTAGATTTGAATATGTATTGTCGTGATATAATAGCAAACAAATTGCCATTCACTGCGTCAATAATATCACAGATATATTTTGTCAAGTATGATGTTGGGGGCATGTATGATAATCATTATGATGCTAATCCTTGTGGTGGTGTAAGATCAGATTATAGTATGACTTGTTTTCTTAATGATGATTATGATGGCGGTGAGTTAGTGATAGAGAATGAACGTAGTATTAAATTATCTAAAGGCAAAGCAGTAATATATCCAGGCAATTTACTTCATAGAGTAAATGAGGTAAAATGTGGTAGGAGAGATGTATTCGTATGTTGGATTGAAGTATGAATGATATTATACAATATGACAGGTTTTTTTCTTTTAATGTAGTAGAAAGAATTACATCTAAAATAAATGAACCACGATGGAGACATGGGCATGGATCACATGTAGATGAGAATAACAATTCTCTTGGCATACCATTTTGGCGTATGGATCTTTTAGATGACACATACTTTTCTGATTATCTTCTAAATATCATTAGGGAAAAAACCCAACAAGATTATGATTTGTATGATGTGTATGCTAATGGGCATACATTTGGTACTCAAGGAGAATTCCATGTTGATTGGTATGAACCAAACGGGAGAACCCTATTATATTATGCAAATTCTAACTGGAGACCAGATTGGGGTGGGAAGACTATATTTCTTCTTGACAAAGAAGAGTTACATTATCAAAATCCTATACCAAACTCTGCTGTTCTTTTTCCTGGTAATATACTACACATGGCAGAGGGAACATCTAGATTATTTTCTGGATTGAGAGTAACTATTGCTTGGAAACTAATACTAAAATGAACTCATCTTACGACGCATTCTACTTTGATAATTTTATTGAGAACTACGCTGTTCTCAAAGGTAAAGCGATATTATATCTCAGATCGACTGGTTGGAATGCCAGTTCTGATGTAGATGCTATTAATGCCTCACAAGAAATGTATAAAGACATTCTTCCTGGTGATCTGTGGAATCTTCTAAAGAATTCTGAGCATGTATTTGCTGAGGTAGATGATTTTGATGACATGTTGAATTTCTTAGAGTCAAATCTACCAGATAGTCAGGAGAGTGTTACTACACCAGAAAATTACATTTTCTATTCTCTTGCTAACTCTATTGGTCAAATCGTAATGACAAACGAATGATGTTCTCAGATAACTTTCACATTGTAGAGAAATACAATGTAAACACACAAGAGCATGTTTCGACAATCGAAATGATGCCACGAAGATTTACATGTTTGGTTGATTCTGCATATCTTCCAGATATCGAACTTGATCTGATTATCAAGTTAAACAAATTGTTTAATTACAAACAAAAACATACAACAGATCCCAATTACGTTTTTGACAAATATCTTTATATCGAGCATAAAGATAATAATATAATGTCATATTATTGTAAAAATCCAATTCGATTCTCTACTATCGAACATCCTAATATTTGGAATAAGTTTATTAGCGAGACTGATAATGACAATATCTTAGATTTTAGAACTAAGATTAGAAGCATTACTAACAATAATGATGGGATGGAAGAAGCAATAATGGGCATATCATATAATCCAGATGGAATTGCTACTGGGGTTTCTGTTTGGGATGGTCACTACAATATTAGCGTAAAAGATAATTCTTTCTTACAAAAACTCTACACTTTATTTGTTGGAAGACATGATGTTTGTAAGGGAGTTGTATCTTTATTGCCAGGTAGCACAGATATTAAATTACAAATAGTGTTCAAGTACCCAGAAATATTTGATAATGATAATGGTTTGTATATTAATAAGACAATTTTCAATACAGATATAGTTGATGGATTGTTAGATTTACTTACTCGTGATGATGGACTTCAGATCATCACATCTGAGCAGAAAGACTATATCAGATCAATTTGCGTTGGTCAATCTACATTTGAATTGGAGTATGTTATTGGTGTGGACGGAAATATTAAAGATTTTTATGTTCACCAATGCCGTTTGAGCGAATTTAAAGACTTGACAGGAGGTTGACACCTGTGCTATGGTAGCAAAGCGTCCGTCGAACCCCATGGATTGGAATAGTACCACAAAACACGAGAAACGTAAAGATGCGTTCTATATCTTCTATGAGAGCGTTCTCAAACCAGACTATCAGCTACGTCAGGACGCACATGATCAGCAATGCTATCATGAGTTGTTAGAATGGCGTAGTGAGATCATCGAATACCTTGACAAACGTCGTAATGAAGACTTTAATGAAAACTGAAATCAACTGGAAAAATGAGTATTCAAAACAGCGTAAAGATCGTATGCAAGATGCGATCGATGATTACCTCAACGATGATAAAGTATCAGCACGACAAACGTATGAAGAGATGCTATCTGGCGTCGATGATGTGATAGAATATCACAAGACAGCATACTGTCGTGCTATGTCTCTTCGAGATCTTATGACCGGCAACACTGCTCTTAACCTAGACCACCGTATTCCTGAACGCTACTAATGACTGAAGAAGACTTTAAACAAGCAATCAACAACATGTTGATGATGCAGAATAACAATGATGCTAACTTTCAGATTTTACAAGCACAGATTGACAATCTCCAACGTCAATTAAATCAGTTGAATGACTTGAAAGAGATGTTCCGTCTTCCTAAAGTAGAGAATCAAAATCGTCAACCATTTGAAGAGGTTGACGAGTGAAATTTACTCGTGGTATGAAGGTTCAGTATCACGCCACCACAGGGTGGGTAGACTTTATCAGTGATAGGTATATCACTATTTGTTATGTCGATCGACCTGACCCATCATGTCGTCATGGTCGTTATCAGTCAACTTTATGTGTTTTTCGAGAGTATTGGGATGAAGTACGCAGTTGTGTGGATGAAGAACAAGAAGAAGGGGCAAGCGAAACAGCAAGCGATCTTCTATAATCTAGATGATGCCAGCATGTGGGAACAGCATATTAACAAAACAGAACACGCTAAGACTAACATTATCCCTATCTTTAGTGACCTGTGAATGATAATGATAAACACTTTTTGTGTACGTCAACTCAAAATTCCTGATTTAATATTAACTCATATGATTGCTGAGTTAGACGAAATAGGTAGTTGGCGTAAAGCGATAACTTTTGATTGTGCTGTTGATTATAGATCTACTAAAGTTAAGTTCATTAATTCATCTCACTTCATTGGAAATCTTTGTCGTGATAATGTAATGGATGTCAATTCAGAGATGTATAATTTTGACCTTCGTAAATTTGATAATAATCATTTTCAATATGCACATTATAATGTAAATGATTATTATCAATGGCATATGGATACTGATAATAGGAAGAATGCTAGTAAATCTTCTATCAGAAAACTTTCGTTTTCATTGGTTTTAAATGATGATTACGAGGGTGGTGTGCTACAAATAGCAACACCACAAACACCAGACTCAGAAGATCCATACCATATTTTCTCTGTGCCTAATAAACGTGGCACACTGGTAGTTTTTCCTAGTCATATGTTTCATCAGGTAACTCCAGTGACACATGGTATCAGAAAAAGTGTTGTTGGTTGGTTAGTGGGTCCACCACTTCGCTAACTGGACTAGGGGGTTGACACACCCCTTTTTTTGTGTCATACTACGTGAGTAGTCAATCAACGGGCACTGAGTCCGAGATTCTTATGAAAAAGTTTTGGAACGAAGTTCTTCTGCTCCCCTTCAAGACCAACAGTCAAGACAATCCTCTTCATGAGCAACAGATAGAAGAACTATTGATCAAGCATGGTATCAAGTACAAGGCACAACCCAACGGTATTCAGAATTCTCCTGATTTTCGTGTTTACCTTGATAATGGTAAAACTGTTGACATAGAGTGTAAGTCCTCTAAGCAAGCGTATCCTACTTACAATGGTGGACTACCTAAGTCTGGTACTGTTTATGTATTCAGTTCTGCCAAATATAACGAGACTACCATCTATTTTTCTGATGATGTTGTCTCTAATCGCAAGCGTGAATTGTTTGCTTGTCTGATTGCGGAACTTCAAGTAGTTCTCGATAAGTATCAGGCGATGCCAGAATGGCAGGATGATAATCGTGGATTCAACTTTTATATCCGTAACATGTTCACTCAATCTGGTGGTTGGAAGCGTACCAACTACTTCAAGCACTCTGATCGTCAACTTTGTGAGTCTAATGTTCTCAATTTTAACTGGTAACTGCCAATCTGTTCTCTCCACTTATGGGGAGAACTTTTTTCATTCTTGTATTACTGACCCTCCTTATGGTATGGGTATGGATCATTGGGATCATTCTGTTCCTGATGTAGACATCTGGCGTGAAGTATATCGTACACTTCGCCCTGGTGCATTCTGTCTTGCGTTCTGTTCTCCTGAATTGTATCATAGACTCGCATGTAATGTAGAAGACGCGGGATTTATGATTAAAGATCAGATCATGTGGATGACTACCACCAAGATGCCCAAGTATAATAAACTTAAACCCGCACACGAACCCATTGTTGTAGCACAGAAACCGTACAAAGGTACGCTCAAGGATAACTTTGAGGAATGGGGATGCGGAATGATTGATGTAACTAACACTCGTATTCCGTGGGATAAGAAACCTCCTACTGGTTGGGTGGCACAAGGTGCTAAACGTCGCACATTTGGTAAGGATGGCAAAACTACAGGTACACAGAAAGAGTTTGGAACTGTAGATGCTAATCCTGATGGACGCTATCCATCAAATATCATTGGTGATGTACAACATGAGCATCAAAAGTATTTCTATGCTCCTCGTGCCACACGTAAAGAGAAGGGACAAGATAACGATCATCCTACAGTTAAACCCGTGAGTTTGATGGAGTATCTTATCAAGATCTATTCTCCCATTAATTCTACTGTACTTGATCCATTTTGTGGCAGTGGAACAACTGGCGTTGCTGCTCTAGGCATTGATAGAAACTTCATTGGAATTGATTCTGATGAGCACTATTGCCAAATCGCATCAGATCGACTAAGATCAGCATGTCCAGAGACCCCTCCACAATCGCCCACAAGCGTCTTGAACCACTTATGACTGACCGGACTATAGAAGTGCCCCTAACGACCTCTCAGATCCTATTCTTGATGGATATGATGATGGGATGTAACCTAGGCACCACCAAAATCCATGCTATGGAGAACAACGTCGATGATGGTGCCACATACGACCAGTTAGCGAACTGTCTACAAAACGCGCACAGCACCCCATAACCGTGTATATTAAGAGAGTCAAAGGAACACACCCCATGCAACTCACCACACTCGTCACCACTGTTGACTTCTTTCCTGAAGCATTCATCGCTGAAGAGGACGGCGTGATCGTTAAGCGTTTCCAGAAGCGTGTCACCTTCAACTCAAACGGTCTCAAGTCTTACAGCACTGTGACAATGCTCACCGCTAAGAATGAGTGGGCAGAGCGTATTGCTA